ACGCATGTCTTTTGCAAACTCAGTTTCTGGTGGGGGTTTTGGGGTAAACCCACCTGCCATGCCAAGGGCAGCAACGCCAGCCGCAACACCGGGGCCGTAAGTACGAATCGCTCCGGGGGTCGCCTGTTCAATAGCCGTTTTTGCTGCTGCTGTACCTGCGCCATACTGTCTTTCAATTGCCGCTACTTGATCTGGCGTAGGGCCTCCGGGGAAGAACAAATCACCTAAGCCCCCTTTGACTTGCTGGAAGCCTTGGCCAAAGTTGCCTTTGGCAATATCCATTACGCCACTGCCCGCTTGGCTAAGAGACTCCATAACCCCGGGTGTTCTATAAGAAGCAGGAGAAGCCGCACCCATCAAGCTCCGCTCTTCGATAGGCGGCAATGTCATACTCCTATCAACAATAGGGGCTTGTCGTGCCGCGATATCCGCTGCCAATCCAGAAGGCGGGGCTACAGGAGAGCCCCCTGATATTGCCTGTCTTTGCAATGACTCAAGACTAGGGGCGGTTTGAGGAGCACCCCCAGAAATCGCTGCAAACTTTTGTTGGTCCAAAGAAAGACCCCCTGTAGGGGCAGGCCCTGCAGAGGAAGCTGGACCTGTCGTAGAAGCTGGAAGCGCAACTCTTTCAATATCAATATCCGTAGGAACTACGGCTGTCTTACCCGCCGTAACTGGAGTAGCCCCCGGAAATCTTGGTGTTCCCGTTACTACTTCATCAATAACTTTTCCTGTTGCTCGGTTAGTTATCGTATTGGTAAATGTACCATCAAACTCGTCAAGACCCGTCTGTGGATTGATCCGATAATTAGGGACACTCTGGCCCAGACCAGAGGCTTTTACAGCGGTCTCAGTACCAGCAATCGATGCTTTCTCCGCATCTACACTCGCTTTTGCAGGGGTTGCTCCTTGCATGTAAGCCACAGTACCGGCAATTGCGCCCTGTGTCAGACCACTCTGAATAGAATCCTTCAGGTTCTGGCCCTGCAACACGCCTCCGCCTGTGCCAATAATCGCGGCATTAGCCGCTGCCTGCACAGTAGGATTGCTGATCAATTGACCAGTGTATTTGCCGACAAAGTTAGATACCGCGCTGCCCGGAGCGGCGGCATAACCCATCACCGACGATATCAAAACATCTTTTAGATTACCGCCAGATAAGGCGGTTACCGCACCCGAAGCAACACCCGCTGCTACTGGGGCGGACATCATGGCAAAGCCTGCTGGTCCGAGGGCCATGGACAGTCCAATGGTAGCCACCATCCGACCAATCGGGCTTTTTAATACTGATTTGACAGCACCGACAACATTTTTAACAGTATTTACAACGGCTTTTCCAACCGCCTTAATTGGAGCGGTAACTGCCTTCCATAATTTTTTAAGAAAAAACTCGGGCAGACCGGTTACCGGGTTGATGGTTCCCGAACCCCCACGCGATTTCAACAGCCGCATTTCCGCAGGCGTAATATGCGCCAGCATGGTGTCCCCGTTACGACCTTGGCTGGCCACGAGCCGCGCTGCTTCAGCAATGCCCCCACGGGCAAACTGCTGCGGAGGCGGCATCATCATGCCGCTGCCCATGTCCCGCGAACGCTGCTCATCTATGAGCACTGCTAACAAAGTGCTTAGAAATTCCTCGTCATACTCTTCTGGAAATACCCCCGCCTCCAAATCCCCGTCTTGAACCGCCTGAGCAATCTCTTTGGCGTACTGATCAGGGTTTTCATAGAGGAACGTGACAATATCGACTAGTGCATCTAATTGCTCATCTGGCAACTGATCAAGGCCCACTTTCATTTGATCCATGGCCTCTTGGACTTCCATGTCCACGTCCGGCCGTGCTTGCTTGAATCCTTGGCGCACCGCGTCATAAGAATCCATGTAGCTCAATTGCGGCATAGCTGCTTGCTGCCCTTCTGGCAGCGCCATGATGCCTTGTTCGTTAGTCGCCATGTTCGTTTCCTGTCAAGAACAATTGCCTGAATTATCCAGCATTATTGCGTTAAATAGTAGATTGAAGCGCACTATCGGCTAACTTCTTCCCAGTCAAGCGAAGCCAAAATTGTGGAACTGTTGGTTGATGCAGCAGCAATCAACGTCAACTCAAAAGCCGTGCCGGTTATCCCGTTTCGCTCTAGTTGGTTGGCAAATAGCGCCTGCTTCAAAATATCAATGGTAGTAGAGCCTTGGTTCGACCCCTGCGTATAGCCCGACGCTAAGATGCGCCCACCAGTAAAGGACGTACCCGTAATGTTGTACTCCACCCCCGAGTTCGTTCCAGCACTTACCCAAGTCCCGCCGGTTGTGGTTCCAGAAGCCACTAGCCGCCATTCATAATTCACGTTATTGCTTAACGCCAGAATAGATAACGCTGTCAAAACAACAATAGCATCTAGTCTGGTGGTCTTTAGACGAATCGAAACAAGCGGGTAAAAAGTTCCCGCAGTAGTTAGTGTTATTGGCGCGGTAATGGGTATACCGATAGCCTGTTGCAAACCGGTTAGGGCAAAGCCCCCTTCTGAGATTACTGTCGAGCAAACTTGTTTTAGCGTACTAGCGCCTGACGTTGCCGCTGTATTTTTCATCTCATACCGCAAAGGCAGTGAGGCAGTAGTGATGTACGTCGTTGTGGTCAGGTTGGCATGGTTGAAGTTATGCGCCGGGACGAACTGCCCATCGATGATGAACCCCATACGAGCGGTGCCAAGACCTAACCACTCGATGTCCATGTAGAGAATCTGCGACTTGTCCAAGTCAAGCGTAATACCAGAAGGCCCTGTGCCATCCAGCGGGTCTTGGTTCCAGTTAGCTTGCGCCACTTGTGTATTTACAACGACCCCAGAAACAGAACTGCGCTCCACGAAATAGGCGCTTGTCCCGTCACGTTCAATATAAAAGCCGTTAGCAGTACCGTAATAACCAACACGCTGACGTAGATTTGCTTTCGCCGTACCCATGACAAACGTATTCATCACCAGCAAGCTCTTGCCCGGCTGATACGCAAATATCTTTGTGGTTTCTCTTACTACCTCATCATTGTTTGCGCTACCCACCGTCAAATTGACTAGCCCCTCGTCCGCGCTAAACGTCGCAGCCGCCGTTCCGGTAGTGCCTGTTGACCAGAGATCGTTATCTGAGTATCGGTGCGAAGAGTCAAACAGCGTAAACGGCTCACTTACCCGTAGCCGCCCAAACGCGTCTAGGTTTGTTCCACCTAATGCAACAGGTACAGATCCATTTGTCGAAGCCATAAGTGATAACTGACCTATCAAGGTATCAAGCGTGTTGAAATACAACCGCAGAATATTGTTGAGTTCATCGTGGTACCTACGGTTATATTCCTGCGGTGCATACGGCAATGCAGGCGCTTTTGTTCTTAAAAGCGTCTCAAAGTCAGTTACAACGACAGAAGTCGTCATCGACCACCATCCGGCCTAATGTCCAATTTAGGCACACCTAACTGCCACTGCGTACCCAGCGTGTCTGACTCTATCCGAAACGCCATCTGCCTCCCACGCACTCGCGTATACACTAACTGCGTAAACTCCTGCACCTCGTACGTTTTTTCAGTGTTGTAATTCTGCGTGGACTCCACCGTCGGCGCATTCGATACCTTATACGGCGCACCGGGGTTCTTCCTCGGACGCATCTTAAACTTCACCGCAGGGTCCGTCGAACTCTGTGTCATCGAGCCATTAAACGTGATATCAGGAATCATCCGCCAGACAAAGCCATACTTATCGCCATTGGCAATATCAAAGTCAGCCGACTGGATATACGAACTAATTGCACTTGGCGGGTTAGTTGTCCCATCATCTACCGCCGCTTCGTGGAACACGATCAACCCGGCAGGCGTTGCTGCCTGCGGATAATCCCGTAGGGGACTATCCAACCATGCCGTGCGCGACAAATTACCGTAGTACCACGCGTTTTCCACGTAGTTGTAGATCACATAGCGATCTATCGTATTTGAATCCTCAGAGCAGTAATACCACCAGACTTCATTAAACCGCTCATTGGTGCCAGCTAAAAACTGGAACCCCTGATCAAGATTAATGTCGTCATACACATACTTCCAAACCGAACACACCAACGGTTCTACGCGGCCTGAGTACACATAAAACTTATCAGTCCCCATCCAAAACGTAATGCCAGACCCTGTTGCAATCGCATTTGGACTGACCAGAGAAATATTATCGGCAATCAGATTAAAACCATACACGAGCGGCGGTCCCAAATACTGCATTGAGTACAACGCCGCATCCGTCCAAACCAAAATCTCCTGCCGCGTCTGTAACGCACCGATAATGTCCGAGCCCCGGGATAAACGATAACTACCTGCTTGGTTGGTCGCAGTAGGTGTCCAATCTAAATAATCTTCTTGCGCACTCCAACGGATCAACATCGGATCAAACGCCGCCGTGCCATACGCACCATAATCACTCGACCCAAATGCAATCACAATCCGCGTCGCATCCGACACCAGTATTTGCGATATCTGAGAAGGCACATCGGTGGCAGATACCAGTGTTCCTCGCGTACCATACGCAGGGACAGACCCTGACCCCGGTTGCCACAAATACAGTGCGCCACCCCTTGGAGAAAACAACAAATCTTCCCCATAATTGGATTGACTCCACAACCGCAACTGGTTCCCGAATCCCGAACTAAAACCTGAGCCCCACGTGCCACGGCTCCATGTACCGGTGCCCCAGCCCGTGCCCACCGTATAAATGGCCGCACCTGTATTAATCTGATAGGCCCCTACTACTGTTGCCCCGCCATTACCAGAATCCGACGCA